TAGAGTCTATATCCGTCCTGTTTTCCCAGGTCAAATACTTTTCCGAATCCAATCTCGCCATTTTTTGGAAGAATCCTGGAAGAATCGTTCTACAGTCCCGCAACGGCCTCTTCCAGCGCGCTGTCGTTCACGGCTGCGTATATGTCCATCGTCACGCTGAAGGTAGAGTGCCGCGCTAGCTTCTGTATCACCTTCGGGTTAATGTTGAGCATGCAGCAGCGCGCCACGAACGCGTGGCGCAGGTCGTGGAACCTGATCCCAGGGAAACCGAAGCCGTCCCTGTGCTGAAGCCACCATACGGTCAGGGAATCGTTCGGCATGCGCTGGAACGTCGGGTTCGTCACTATCGGCATCGACCTGTCCCACGGCAAGCCCAGGGCTATCATGTCCCCGCTCTGCCTTTCCATCCACTCGCCAAGGGCGTCCTGTAGCGCTTGCGATATGGGCACGGTGGCGTTGGCTGCCTTGGTCTTGGTTCCGCTTACGTGCAGCTTTCCGCCTTGCCAGTCCTGCCACGTCAGCGAGCAGCATTCCCCCAGGCGCAGCCCAGCCAGGAGGGCCAGCAGCACACCCATCCTGTACCCGTCTCGGACTGGGCGCATCTTGGAGGCAAGGCGCTGGTACTCCTCCTCGTCAAGCACGACCTGCTGGCGCGGCTCGACCGATGGGGAGGAGACGCCCTCGAAGGGATTCTCCGTCGCGTATCCGTTGGGTATGGCGTACCTCTTGTACATGGTCTTGCCGGCAATCCACAGCATCTTTATGTACTGCGCACCAGCTGGCTTGCCGGAGGCGGTGTCGCCGTTCATCATGGCGAGGAGCGCATCCTGCACGTGCGACGACGTGAGCTTGTCCGTACGCATGCTGCCCAGCAAGCGCGAGAGCATGTGCAGCCGTGTGCGGTAGCCTTCTATGCTCGTCTCCTTCACCTCATGCGTGCGGCTCCTGTGATCCAGCCACTCATCCGCGCATTCCTCGAAGGTCGGGACCTTCCCGCTCTTTGTCATCGTCTGCCCTGAAAGCTCGGATATGAAGTCGGGGAGGGCGCGCTTCGCCTCGGTGTAGGTGCCGCTGAACGTGCGCGTGCGCTGGCGGTACCTTCCCGTGCGCGGGTCCATGCCAACGCTCACGCGCAGCTGCCATTTGCGGCACTTGCCCTTCGGCTTGTCCTTCTCCAGCTGGACTATCGAGCCTGTGCCCTTGGTTTCCATGGTAATATTCACCTGTGCCTTTCGCTCTCTGGAAGGCTTCCTTCGGGCGCTTGCGATCCGCCAAGATTGCGCAAGCGCCCCTTTTCTTTGTAAAATCGTTCTCGATAGAGCCAGGGGTTGCCGCGCATGCGTTGGTGTAAATCCCCTGGCCGGTTATTTCTTCAGTTGTTGCAAATTCTGCAACAACTCATATGTGCAAATTCTGCGCATATTGCCTGACCTATCATTTTGCCAACTCCGCAAAACTGTTTCGCCGCATGGCTCGTTCGCTATAATCGGCTTGTAACCGCAAGACGAGAGGCGCCCATGATACCCATATACGATGCGTTCACTATGAAGCCGATAATGCTTGGCGATGAGCTGCGTTCCATCGAGCGCGGAGACATGGTGCGTGTGGTCGAGATGGGCGAGACGTGGATCGGGCAGCCTACCGTGTGGCTCGAGCCTGTGAACATGAGGTCGGCCATCCTGCCGTTTAGGGGCAGCCTTCTTCGCAATGGAGAAGCGGGCTGCTACTTCCTCAAGATGTACACGGCCGCGAGCTAGAACAGGCCCGCTATCGAGCCTGCCGCACGCAGCACTGTAGGGACGAGCCCGGCTGTCTTTCCTGCTATATCGAGCGCTTCTTTCACTCTCTCTGCGGTTTTGCCCTCGTCTTTTGCTTTAGCGGACCTTTCGATTCCGCTTAGCAGGAGTTCCAGCCGCTCTTTATCCTCTGCGCTGAGCTCCGAGCTTTGTACCTCGTTTACTACTTGGTCGATGTCCACGGTTGCCGATGCTGCTGCATTTGAGCTGTTCTGGTTGCTCACCGATACCGAGCTTCCCGGCTGGGACGTTAAGTTTGACATCTGGGAGATTAGCCAGCCACGTGCGGCTAGCATGCCCTCCCTGTTCCGTTTCGAGGTGAGCTCGGAGTTTCCGGTGATCATTAGCTGGAACTTAAAGCCCGAAAACTCGGCCATGAAGTCGTCTATTCGGCTTTGAACGTCTTCCTTCTCTGCATCGTTGATGATGTCGGTGGCATCGGCAATCATGCTCTCAATGTGTGCACTTGCGTTGTTCATCTTTCCCCTTTCCTCGGTGGTGGCGCCTTCGCTTCAAAACCTCGCTATTGCATCTTCTTAGCAGAGCTGATCTCTAGAACTCCCAGTCGAACGGGAGCACGTAGTACACCACGCGCCCAATTATCGTGACGGGCTCCGTCCCAGGCTCGTTGTAGTTGTATACCGTCGGCACGTACGTGGGGTCGTTCGAGTCGGGGATCAGCTCGAACCCGTTGTTGAGCCGCCTCACGCGCTTGATAGTGGCATCGTAGCCGTTCACGCACACGGCGTAGGGCTTGCCGCTGATCGGCTCCTTCTGGTCTGGATCCACCAGGGCGTAGGAGCCGTTGGGGAGGATTCGGTTCATGGACTCGCCTTCGACCTTCAAGAGAAACGCCTTGGGGAACCGCTCGTGGACCTTGAGCGGAACTGGCTGTGAATCTTTCACTTCCACCATTTCTATAGGCGTTCCAGCCGCGATTGACCCATATGACGGCACATCGACGGTCGAGTTATTCGGGATGGACGCATTCTCCAATCCTAAAAGGTAGGAAATTGTCACGTCTAAAACTGAGCTCAACTTGATAAGGACACTCGATTTTATGTCGCGAGCGCCGCTCTCGTACCTTTGTATGGTCTGCTGGGTTGTTTCCATCTTGTCGGCAAGTTCCTGCTGAGACCAGCCTTTTGCGATTCTAGCCTCTGCGATTTTGTACCCACTCATAGCTTTTCCCTTCATAACACTTTCTCGGTGTTATTTTTTCACACCAAAACGGTTTACAGCAACACCAGGGCGGTGTATATTTGTCCCATCGCAAATACACCAACATGGTGTTAGGGGGTGTAATGAGAGGAAATATGAAGGCGGAACGCGCTCGTGCTGGACTGTCCGCAGAGGAAGTTGCGAAGCAGATCGGCGTGAACCGAAATTCGGTTTTCCGTTGGGAGAGCGGGGAGGCAGAGCCTACGGCTGAAAACCTCGAAAAGCTCGTTCAACTTTACGGATGCACCATCGAGTACTTGCTTGAACAGACTACCGACCGCACTGCCAAAGCAATAGCAGGCAAGTAAACGAGGAACAGACACGGAAGGAGGGGGAAATGGCTACGAGGCTGTACACCCCGAGCGAGTACGCATCGCTCATGCGGGTAACGCCGCAGTACGTGCGCCGCTGCTGCGCGGACGGCACCGTGAAGGCGTTCCGCATGAGCATCGGGCAAGGCAAGCGCCGCACATGGCGCATCCCCTTCGACGAGGAGTCGATAGGGGACATGGCGGCGCAGAACGCCGCCGCATGCGCATCGGCGGCAGCCGGTGCGGAAGTCTAACAGGAAGGAAAGGAAAGAACATGGCAGAAGACGTGGAAAAGGCGGTCAAGCGCGCGGATAAGCGCCTGCATAAGATCATGCGCCGCTACGGCATCACAGATGCGGTGAAGGAGATCGGCGAGGCGATGCAGGAGCTCGACGACCTTGAAGGAGTGAAGTTTGCCAATGCAGCGGTGACGGCAGACCTGCCCAGCGGTGACGTCGCGCTGGCGGTTTTCTCGCTCGTCAAGAAGGAGGATCTTGACGACAAGGACGAGCCAGATGCCGATGGCGGCGAGGAATGGGCCACCGTGCCGGAGAGCTTCAGGCGCCCAGGGGACGCTTCTTGGGAGAAGCACGCCGAGGACATCGACCGCTTCCGCGACAAGGTAAGCGCCTACTACGGGTTCAAGGCCGAGCTGATCATGCCGGTGTCCATCTCCGACACATCGGACCCGCTGCTGGAATCGACCTTCACCGTGCTCGACATCGAGTACGAGGTATCGGACGCGGTCCTGACCTGCGTGGGCGAGCAGCGGTGATGCGCCCCAGCACCGCTGCCTGGATCGTGTCGATGGTCGCGCTGTGCTTCGCGAGCGCGACCATGTTCGACATCCTTCTCTTTCGCAACTACGCCGCGGTCCCGTTCCACGCTTCGAGCGCTTTGGTCGTCGCGGCGATGGCGGTCCTCGTTTGGGCGCTTGGCAAGCGCAACCGACTCTAAGCAGCCAGATGCAGCCGCAAGGGACGGCAGGGGCGACTTTCTTGCTTACTGATTCTCCTAATCGCGCAGATTCCTTTCAGCGGTTGCACACGGGTTCTCCTTAGCCGCTGCCGTCCCTTGCGGCTGCATCTGGCAAGCAAGACCTCTTCGATGTTGCCCCAAGTTGGGCGCATGGAAATGCACGCACGATCCCCACGGAAATTAGTAGTCAGACGTTTCTTTCGATGTGCGAGTGGAAATCGATAAGGCCGTGCGCCCAGCTTGGGGCAATCAAATCATCAACGATTCACTATAGGAGCCAAAATGAGCCAACGCATCCTGGAGCGCATATCGCGCTTCTTCACCTTCGGCGATTCGCCCGCCTTCGCGGATTGGGATGATTTCGCGGCAACAGCATTGAAGTCCATCTCAGCCCTTGCCTTGGCATGGGCGATCCTCCTTCTCTTCTTCGTGTAATGGCAAGCGTGTACCGCACGGCGAAGAGCATCGAGATCCGCGCCTACGCAGGGCGCGACGATGTGACTGGAAGCGTCCGCAACCTTTACCGCTCGCTTCCCCCCGATGCCCACCAATGCGAGATCGAGGAAGCGAAGCAGCAGCTTCAGGCTGCGGCAGACCGTTTCAAGGGCACAGGCGAGCCTTTCACATTGCAGGGAATGATCGAGTACTACCTTTCGACCTTGGAGGGGCAGCGCTCGCCGACCTACATCGACGGCCTGCGCAGCAATGCCCGATGCCACCTTTACCCCTCGCTCGGCAAGCGGCGGATCGACTCCTTGCGGCCTTACGAGATCCTCAACGTGTACTCGGCCATGAGGGCGCCGAAGGAGCAGGGAGGGAAGGGCTTGAGCCCCAACACGGTCGTGAAGCTCAACGCTTGGCTGTCGCACGCGTTCGACGAGCTTGCCGCAATGGGCATCATGCGCGGCAACCCCCTTGCCGGCGTCTCCGCTCCGCGCCCCGCCGACTACGAGGCGCAGCCGCTTAGCGAGCGCGACCTTTCCGCCTTCTCTTCCTGGCTGCATCAGCGCAGCGGGGACGAGCCCTCAAGCGAGCTTGATTCCGCCCTGTGGGTGTGCCTCAACACTGGGCTTCGCGCTGGCGAGCTGGCTGGCCTGCGGCTCTCAGACGTTGGCACCGCAAGCAGCGAGGTGAGGGTTAGCCACTCCCTGGCGCGTGCGTCCGGCAAGGGCCTTTTCTACAAGGCGCCTAAGTCCGCGACGAGCCGCCGCAAGGTGACCGTGGGCGCTTCCACGATGCAGGTGATCAAGCGCTGCATCGGGCGCTCGAAAAGGCTCTCGCGCGCCGCCGACCCGCCGCTGTTCTGCGATGAGGGCGGAGCGCCGCACGACCCGCGCGATTTCAGCAGGCATTTCCGCGAGATAGCCGACTCGCTGCAGATCGGGAAGTACGCCCATCTGCACACATTGCGCCACACCCACGCAACCTATCTGCTCTTGAACGGCACGCCGATCCGCGTTGTGCAGGAGCGGCTTGGGCATGCGGACGTGCGCACCACTTTGAAGATATACGGGCATGTGCTCCCTGGCTACGATGCCGAGGCCGCCGCCCGATTCGATTCGATCCTAGACGGACTCAATTAGGAAGGGGTTCTGAAAATGGCAAGCAACTACAAGCGGGGGTTCTTCGTTCAGGAGGACTTCTGGCTCGCGGTTCGCGCCTGCTCCCGCAAGGTGCAGGGCGAGGTAATGGGGGCGCTGGCGCTGCTCTTCTTCGAGGGCGAGGACTCGGCGGAATCCCTCAAAGGCACGAGCCAGAGCCTTTACTACGCGATGCGCGAGCGCGTGCTCATCGCCCGCACCAAATCCAACGCCCGTGGGGGCAATCAAAAGGGCAATCAAAAGGGTGATCAAAACCCGATTCTGCTAGCAAAGAGTGAGAGTGAGAGTGAGATATCAACATGCAACTCTCCACTTAGCACACCTCAACCAACCAAGGAATCGCCAACGCCCCGTGCGCTGTTCATCGGCGAAGCGCTGAAGGTTTTCACGGAGGTCACTGGCCGTGCTTGCCTGATCCCGTCTGCCGAGGTGTCGTTCGACCTGACGAAGATCTTCGATGCCGGATACTCGATCGACGATGTGCGCATGGTCTGCGAGCAGCAGCAAGCCGAATGGGGCGCAGACCCAAAGCGCCAGAAATGGCTTCGCCCGCATACGCTCTTCGGCGAGAAGTTCGAGGGGTACCTTGCCGCCGCGAAGGCAGGCACGGCGAAGGAGGAGCGCGATGCAGCTGCAAAGTTCGCCGACGCCATCTAGCGCCTACCTTGCCGCAAAGGAGAAGCTTGCGGCGATGAGCCAGGAAGAGCTGGCAAGGCACAAGCTCGAGCTGGCAAGGCAACGCGCTGCCCGTGAGCGGGCGGCAATCCTCGCGATGCGAGAGCGCACCGTACGTGGCCGCATCGAGGCTTCGGGCATACCAGCCGACTACCGCGATGGAACGGTGCGCGTGCCGGAGGTGCGCAAGTGGGTCGACTCGGTGCTTGAAGGCGGCTCTTCGCAGCTTGTGATCCGCGGCACAAACGGCACGGGCAAGACCACCGAGGCTTGCGCAGCGCTCATGGAGCTTGCGCAGGCGATGACCGTGCGCTTCGCGATGCTCGACTCGATCAAGCGAGCGGTCGACGGATCCTGGATCAACCGCAGCGCTTCGCCAGACGAGGTGCTGGCTGGCTTCATGCAGTGCGGCTGCCTGTTGATCGACGACCTTGGGCAATCGCCCATGGACGAGAAGTCAACCGCGATGCTGCTGCAGATCATGTCCGAGCGCATCGGCAACGGCAAGCCGACCATCTACACAACAAACTACGAGGGAATCGCCCTCTGGAAGCGGCTCGCAGAGGGCGGCCAAAGCCACGCCAACGCGATCCTTGATCGCCTGAAAATGTGCGTCCCCGTCGTGATGAGCGGCGAGTCTCTGCGCAAGCGTGTACGTCTCTAACGGGAAGGAGAAGCAAATGGCGGAAACGAGGAACCTCGGCGGGTTGGCTGATGCCATCTTCGCCGAGATCGACAGGCTGCAGGACCCGGAGCTTACCGGAGATCGGCTGAAGGAGGAGATCACCCGCGCCCAGTCGATCAGCGGTTTGGCGCGGCAGGCAAGCCAGATCGCATCGCTGCAGATAAGCGTGTCGAAGATGGTCTGCGAGGCGCAGGCGTTCGGCGAGAAGGTGCCGATCCCAAGGGCGCTCCATGGATAGGCGCAAGAGATTCCGCTGGCAAGAGGAGCACGTCGCGTATTTCTGCGAGATAGTGCCAGGGCACAGCCAGGACGAGGTCTCTGACATGTTCGAGGACCGCTTCGGCGTTCGGCTCTCCGTCTCGCAGGTCAAGAACGCGAAGATGCGCTACCACGTGCGCAGCGGGACAAACGGTGGCCAGTTCAAGCCAGGCCAGAAGGCTTGGAACAAAGGCGTTCCGGCAAGCGAGTGGATGAGCCCCGAGGCCATGGAGCGGTGCAGGGCCTCGCGGTTCCAGCACGGAAACGTCCCGCTCAACGCGAAGGCGTTCAAGGTCGGCGATGAGCGGGTCAACGCCGACGGCTACACGGAGGTGAAGATAGCGGAGCTGACGAGCAAAGAGGTCAAGAAGGTTTGGAAGCCGAAGCACCTCATCGTCTGGGAGCGCGAGCATGGCTGCAATGTGCCGGACGGGCATGCCGTTGTCTTCGCCGACCAGGACAGGTCGAACTTCGACCCGGCGAACCTGGTAGCGATCAAAAGGAGCGACCTCGTGCAGATCAACCGCATGGGGCTTGCCTACCACGACCCGGAGAGCCTGCGCGTCTGCCTTGCGATCATCGAGCTTAACCGGGTCGCCCGCAGCCGCCAGCTGACGCCAAGGGCATGCAGGCAATGCGGCGTCGAGTTCACACCTGCATTCAAAGACCAGCGACGATGCCGGAACTGCATCGACTTGGAGCCGAGCTTCAAGCGATCGCAGGCAAGCAGCGACGGAAGCACCAACGGGAAGGAGCAGCCGAATGGCTAAGCGGAAGGACGCGGAGGACTGGCTGGAAGGAGCGGTTCGCATGGAGCGATCGCAGCGACAGCCCGACCATGGACAGCTACAGCACGCTGATCTCGCTGATCGAGAGCGGAATGGCATCGAGGGCTTCGAGCCAGATGCGTACATGAGGCTGCCAGTCGATGCGGACGGCGTGCCGATCCGACTCGGTGATACGGTGTGGCATGTCGGCGGTGGTATCGGCATCCCGAAAGATTCTCCGTTGAAGGTTACTGGCTTCGTGATGATGCACGGTGTTCCCGGAACATTCATCGAGACGCGAGAACTCCCAGCTGCAGTAATCAAACCTAAGTGGCTGACGCATAGGCAGCCAGAGCCGCCCGACAGCTGGGAGAAGCTGGAAGAGGACGCGATGAAGACAACTTGCAATTACGCGTTAGCTCCGCGTGATGAAGACGGCCTTACCACGTGCGAAGGGTGCCGATTCCAGAAGAACGAATCATGTCACCATGAGATGACGATCGAAGTGCTTAAGCGAGCCAAGCGACTCGCAGGGATCGAAGAGCAGGAGGGGAAATGAGCAAGGAAGAAGCAGGCGGAAAGGTCAAGACGGTGATTCATTTCCAAGGCACAAGCGACACTGTGACGGTTGATGTAGACATGGTTGAGATGGCGATGCGGGACTCAAATGTTTTGCCGTGGCAAGTATTCGGTAACAACACGCTCGTGAACATGGGCAGCGTCACGTACGTGGAGGTGATCGGCTGATGAAGAAGTACACGCTTTCACACACTCGCACGAGAAGCGACTTTCTTGGCAATCAAGTAGCTTGGGACATTACGGACGAGCATGGCAACGGCTTCTTTATATCGTGGCGTTGTTTTACGTCGAGTTTTGCGCCCGACTGCCGCAACCCCGAGTGCATGGCCTTCCCGCTTGCTGCAAAGGGGCCATGTTCGACCAGGAGATTGCCACGCTCTACGGATTCGACCCCTATGAATCGCTTGAGAGGATGATCGAGGTGCTTGGCATCGATGCTGATCTTGATCGGCATAAGGAGGTGGTTAGCGATGGGGATTAGCAGCAACGGCCAGATTGCGAGCAGGCTACGGTATGTTGCCGCCGACGAACTCGGCGGCATGAGTCTGCAGAAGAGGCTAGCTAAGGAGCTTGAGCTTGAGAATACGTCCTGGCGCGGCGTCTTGCGTGGCATTGCCGATCTGATTGACCGCCCGACATGCAAGAACCTAGCGACCAAGCCAGCCGATGAGCTGCTATGCAGCGAGTGCGGCGAACACGTGGACATCGCGTATATGGAGAGCGCAGACGATTACCACGCGCGTTATTGCCCAAACTGCGGCGCGGAGGTTTGCGATGAGGATTAGCGATGAAGAGCGCCGCGAGATAGCAAAGGCAATACGCGACCGCATATGGCGCAACGAGCGATCATCTTGGGATGTTGTCTTCGAGCTGTCTTGCATAGATGCTCTCGGACGCTGCCTGTCAAGGAACAAAGATGCTGCGTTGCTGCTTGCCGATCTGATCGACCGTCCGACGTGCCGAAACGCCTATGACGAGAACGAGATGGGCAGCTGCATTAACGGCTTCGAGTGCTCAGAATGCGGGAACATGGTCGAGGATTACGAAGGTTACCGCGTGAGCGGCGAATTTAATTACTGCTCCAAATGCGGCGCGGTGGTGGTGAGCGACGATGACTAGAAAATCTGGATTCTGCCCGACGTGCGGGGCATCGAAATGCCACCAGAGGTGGCACCAGCACGCCATGACCGACTACTCGCATGAACTCGTGGACGATGCCCGCCTGTCGTACATGAACACAGCCGACGTATTCAAATGCCCATCGTGCGGTTTCGTCGGGTGCGTGGTCGAGTACCACCAGAACGGCGGCGGATTCTGGGATTTGGATATCCCATGCGATTGCGAACCGCGATTCTGTCCCGAATGTGGCGAGAGGATGGTGGGCGAATGAGGGTTTATCGATGCGACAGATGCGGAAAGACCAAGGTGAAGGGTTCCATCTTGTTGACGCAAGGCCTGACGGTATGCAGAGACATCGACCTTTGCGGCGAATGCCTGAAGAGCTTCAAGCGCTGGCTGAAGGGCAAGGAAGAGGAAGGGGAGCGGGAATGAGTGACGGTGCTCATGACGCAATGAGCCTCATCGTGAACATTCTCTTGTCGGTCATGATGATTGGCGGCTTGATCTGCCGCGACACCTGCGTAGTGGCGTACGCTGGCTTCACCTTGGTAATACTTGCCATCGAGAGCATTGGAAGGGAGATAAGGCGATGAACGAAATCGAAATCGAGCTAAAACCATGTCCGTTCTGCGGGAGTGACGACGTTGTCTTCGGCGCTGGGCTAGAAGATGAGTACTACGTTGAATGCTGGGATTGCAGCGCCAAGGTTGAGTCGTGCAACGGGATGGAAGACGCAGTAGCAGGCTGGAACGCGCGAGCAATCGACCGAGACGAGCTTTTGTGTGTTGCTGACGAGTGCGATCGAGCCGACGTCGACGGCGTGACCGACTGGGCAGCGCGGATCAGGAAGGCGGTAGGGTAATGAGCTGCGACCCGTTTGAATGGACGTGCGCAAGATGCGGCAAAACGTACCCCCATCCGTTCTTTAGGAGCTATCCTCGCGAGTTTTGGAAAGACAACAAGAAGCGCGTCGGCGATGTTTGCGAAGAGTGCCGCGACGAAGTGGACGTTAGCAACGTGCGCCGCAGGAAGAGCAGGAGGGGAAGCAATGTCGTGGGTAGATAAGCCGTTTGCGCCGGCGAAATCTCTTTGCTTGAGTTGAGTAACGTGGCAGGTCTCATGCGCTACGACGATTGCAAAGTATGCAAAGCCTAAGCAGTGGAAAGGGAGCAGGCGCATCGGCTCCCTTTTTTATGTCTCGGTATGACGATCAAGACATAAGCAGCATAAGCATCAAAGTATCAAATCAAACGGGTTATCAAAAGGCAACGTTTTAACACCTTTTGATAACCCGTTTGATCGCTTCTTGCGGACGTTTGTTAGACTACAACAATAAGGAAGGTGAGAGACATGGAGCAGCCGAATAAAAAAGAGAAGAGCCAAGATTATGCCAAGCAATATCAAGAGCATTTTGGTAAGTTCGTACCGAATAATGGCGTAAACAACTCTCGCGTCTCGACTTTTGAAATTTTCACAATGTTCAAGCCGAGCAAACAAGAGTACTCGACTGGAGTTTCGTCAGGGTCGGTGATTCGCTGATGCCATCGTGGGGTGAAATCGTTGCTAGACAAAGTGATGGAGCCTTGAACCTTGATGCATTACGCGAAGACGCAGTTCTGAGACTTTCGACCTATCGAAAAAGAAACGTCATCTGCTACTATTCCGGTTGGCTTCAAGGCGCAATAGATCAGGATATTATGATTTGCGACAATGACATGAATGGTCTGATGAACGCTATTCGTGGTATGGACCGCTCAACAGGGCTGGACCTTGTGTTGCATACTCCTGGTGGCGATGTTGCAGCAACCGAAGCAATAGTGAGCTATATCAAAGACTGCTTCGGGGATGATGTTTGCGCAATCGTGCCACAGCTTGCAATGTCTGCAGGAACAATGATCGCATGCTCATGTAAGAGTGTGCTCATGGGCAAACAATCATCCCTTGGCCCAACGGATCCTCAACTTAATGGTGTCGCTGCTGGTGGTGTCGTGGAAGAGTTCGAGTTGGCAGTTAGGGAAGCTGAAGAGAATCCTGCATCGGCTCAGCTATGGGCTCAGATAATCGGTAAATATCATCCTACGTTCCTCGGCGACTGCAAGAAGGCGTTGGATATGTCAAAATCGGTTGTCGGGAAATGGCTGCGCAGCAATATGTTCAAGGATAGAGAATCCGATGCCGGTCCCGTTATCGACTTACTTTGCAGCCACGAGCATTCCGCAATGCACAACCGCCATTTTGCTCATGCTAAGCTTTCGGATCTTGGCATGAATATACAGATGATAGAGGACGACCATGAGCTTCAGGATTTGGTGTTAACGGTGCACCATGCGTTCATGATCACTTTTCAATCTGCCCGCTGTTCAAAAATCATTCAAGGGTCAAGCCCGAAGAACTCGTGTTGGATAATCAACAACTCACAAATAGCGCAGTAGCAAGTTTATCGATTTTGCCCCGCTTCGGCGGGGCTTTTTCTTTGTGTTTTTTCCGATTGGCGCAGGAAGACCCAGATGATCAAGTGGTAGAACGGCGGCGAAACGGAGCCGCCGCCAAGTCGGTTGCGGTTGGCATTGGGCGAACCGCAGGTCAGGGCGTTGCTTTTCTCCAACGCCAAGTGATCTACTCGCCATGCAAAAGTAATGCAAGGCAAGAAGGGAGGGGGCAAGGGGAAGAGCAAGCCAGATTCACAGGCTGAACACACGGGATATGACACGGTAGTTTCGTTTCCCTATAATGAGATCTGTTCGTCCCACGGACTCCTTCCTACTTTGAGAAACCCTCGATCATCGGTCGGGGGTTTTCTCGTATCAGCGGCAAAGAAAATCGAGGGTGTATGCAAGAGGAATCGCGAAGCGAGTACGACCGATTGAGGATCAGCAGGGCGAAGGACTACCTTCGCTCGGTGAGGTCGGCAAGGCAGCGGCTGGACCAGATGCAGATACGCCGAGCAGACCAGCTCTTCGCGATGCAAGTGAAGGGGATGCAGTACACGGGCTTGCCGGCGAGCCCTAATTCCTACGGCGATGCTGTGCCGGACGGTGTGGCCAAGCTTGACGTGATCGATGCTGCGATAAGCGATGCATCGGCGCAATGGGAAGCTTCTATTGCCGAATGCCTGGCCGCACTCTGCGCCATGCCAACGCCGGAGTACTCGATGCTCATTGAGCACCGCTACATCAACGGCAGCATGTGGCGCGATGTGGCGGCGGCGCTTGACCGCTCGGTGTCGTGGTGCACCCACTCAGAAGGTGAAGCCTTGATCGAGCTCTACGAATTCCTGCCGCATTCCCGCCGATTGCCGCGGCATCCTGCCGTCTGATTGCAAACATTTGCCTACTTTTGCAAGCAATTGCAAACAATTGCAAACATTTGCAAACTTTTGCAAACAAATGCAAACGGCAAAGGTGCTATGTTGTAGCCGTCAAAAATGTCCACAAGGGAGCTGCGCACCGCTGAAAGAGCGGTGGCGGCTCCCTTCTTTTATGGCTGGAATCGAGGGCAAGCGTTGACGATCGATTACCTGGCTAAGGCCGCTTCACGTTATGACACTGCAGTAGCACACGCAATGCTCCATGCGGTGGCTTGCTACCGAGCCTATGGAGGTAGATGCAAATGGCGTACTGCCTAGCCTGCGGCAAGCTTGCCGATACGCACGGCGGCTTCTGCAGCCAATGTGCCGTTGACATGCAGGCAGCGAGATCGAAGCCGAAGCGCGTCAAGGTCAACCGCTATGCCAACGGCAACGAGCGAAGGAAGATCAGGCGCTGGCTCAAAGACCAGGGCAGGCCATGCCACCTTTGCGGCGGTGCCATCGACTATTCGCTTCCTGCTGGCCACCCTATGAGCTTCGAGGTTGACGAGATCGTGCCGGTGTCGAAGGGCGGCTCGCCCATCGATCCTTCCAACGTCGCGCCAGCGCACAGGATCTGCAACGAACGAAGAGGCAATAAGGACCTTGAATCGCTCAACGCACCGCCAAAACCACGGGCAAAAGACGTTGGATGCAAAACAAGTTTTAGCTGGTGACCTGGGGGTATACCACTCCCGCCGTGGCGGAGGCTACTCCTGCCGCATTGCGCCTTTTTTTCCCACGGTGTTCAAGCTTACCCAGCTATCAGGGAAAAGGAGCTGAATGAAATGGGAAAGGTGCACAAGCTCACCGCTTCCGAGCGCAAGGCGATCGTGACCATGTTTCCCCAGCTCGGAGTAACGGAGACGGCGCGGCGCATGGGCTGCTCGAAGTCGACGGTGCAGAGGGTTTGGGCGGCAGACGCCCCGCCCGATGGCGTTGTCCAGGATCCTTGCCCAGTAACGCCGAAGGGCGAGCAGCCGAAGAGCACGGCCGAAAGGCTGATCGAGCTTCGCGGGATCCTTCGCGCGGCGCTCAACGATGCGCCCCCGCAGGCGATTGCGGGGTTGTCCCGCGAGTACCGCGCAACGATAGATGAATTGGAGCGGTTGGAAGGTGGATGTGATGGGGATCCAGTCGATCAAGCCCTTGACTCCATCGCCGCCAGGATCGCCGCGAAGATGCCAGCCACGTAAGCACGTGTCCTCAAGCCGTGGGCACACCGACCTTCTTGACGAGGTCGTGGACTTCGCGGCGATCATCGGATACGGCGTTGGCGAATGGCAGCGCACACCGCTTGCCGACTGGTCGCGCATCGACGCGAACGGCAAGTGGATCCACCGAAGGTGCGGGATGTCGGTTCCGCGCCAGGCGGGAAAATCGCACGACGCGATCATATGGGCGGCGTTTCTGGTGTTCGAGCTTGGGTACTCCGTGCTCTGGACGGACCACAACTACTCGACAACATGCGAGATGCTTGCCCGATTCCGCAAGATATTCGGCAAGCGAGCAAACGACCCTGACGCGCCGCGATACCTGAACCGCCACGTTTCCGATGCGAAGAGCAAGACCGCGCAGGAATGCTTCGAGTTCGCCAACGGCGGCGTTCTCTGCTTCTCGACAAGAACCGACTCGGCATCGTTGGGCTACAGCTTCGATGTGATCATCTACGACGAGGCGCAGCTGCTGACCAAATCGCAGACGCAGACGCTGAACCCCACCACCACCCACTCGCCGCACAAGAACTCGCAGTTGGTCTACGTTGGAACACCCACACGTGCGGGATGCACGGCAGACCGATTCAAGGAGCTTCGCGAGGAAGCCTGGGGAACGCCAGGCGACGACCTTTGCTGGCTGGAGTACGGCGTTGACGAGGTGGGCGACCCGATGGACGAGTCGCGATGGCCTACCGCCAACCCGTCTTTGGCAGAAGGATTGGTCGAAGCCGCCGACATCCGCACCGGCGTTTACGGCATGAAGGGCGACGACCTTGGAATCGCGCAAGAGTACCTAGGCTATTGGCTGCCGCCTATCGAGCAGGTAGAGAAGCCGCTTATAGGCGAAGAGCTCTGGCGAGAGACCGAGGTTGCGGCAGCTATGGCACCGAAAAGATTCGAGAAGGTTGCCTACGGCGTGAAGTTCTCGCCCGATGGCGCAACGGTGGCGTTGGCGGTTGCCGCGCAAAGCGGCGGCGCTGTGCATGTTGAATTGCCGTTCTGCGAATCGACTGCCCGCGGAATCGAATGGCTTGTGAGCTGGCTGACCGTCCGCGCAGGGCGCGCAAGCACCGTTGTCATCGACGGCAAGAGCGCCGCTGGCTCGCTTTGCGATCGGATGGCGGCTTTGGGCGTTCCGCGCGGATACGTTATGCGCCCCACCACAGACCAGGCGGTAACCGCCGCGAACCTGATATTCGATGCGGCGCGGACAAATCAAATCACACACATCGAATGCCCCGCGCTTGACTTGTCGGCGGCAACATCGACACGCCGCGAGATAGGCAAGGCTGGCGGCTGGGGCTTCGGCGGCGAGAACTCATCGCCGATAGAGGCCGCTGGCTTGGCGATGCTCGGAATCACCGTTTCGAAGAGGAACCCAAAGAGAAAGGCAAGGGTAAGCTAATTGGCTATAACCATTCCCTACGCTGTGGCATCTGCAAGCGGCTTGGCCCCAGAGCATCGGAAGATCGTGCTGGAGCTGCTGAGCAACTGGCAATCGCACTACAGCGGAAACCTTGCCCGCTCTCAGTACTACGAGGCCAGGAACATGCTCAAAGATCTTGGCATCGCTGTTCCCGACACGTTGTCCGATCTGGAAGTAGCATGCGGTTGGGGTTACAAGTGCGTTGAGGTGATGCGCGACCATCTTTCATTCGACGGCTTCACCGCACCGGAGGACATAGACACCGACGCGCTGCTGAAGCGGATATCGCGGCGAAACTTCATGGACACCCGCGTTGGCAAGGCGGTCAACTCCGCGCTCAAATACTGCTTCAGCATGTGGGTCGTCACCGCCGACGATGACGGGCACGCCCGCATCACATCGTACCCGCCCACACTGTCCACTGGCATATGGGACGACGTGAACGAGTGCCTATCGTCTGGCATGTGGGTAGTCTCTTTCGAACGTGAGAACGGGCGCGTCACCAACCGCCCAAATTGGGTCGATGTTCTCTTGCCCGATTGCCTTATCCGCTTGCGAGACAACGGAGATGGGGATTGGTATGCGGAGTACATCGAGCACGGCCTTGGCGTTGTGCCCATGTTCATCATGCCGCACAACCCAGATGATGACCGCCCGTTTGGCGTTTCCCGCATCAACTCCGAGGTGCGCTGGCTGATCGACTGCGCGATGCGAGCCAACGTGAACGAAGAGATCGCGGCTGCCTTCGCCGCATCCACGCAGAAGTATCTGCTCGGCACCGACGGCGATGCGTTCGAGGACAAGACGAAGTGGAGCGCCTTCATCGGCTCTATCTTCGAAGTCTCGATGAACAGCGAGGGGCAGATTCCCCAATTCGGGCAGCTAACCCAACCGAGCATGCAGCCGATGACGGAGCACTTCGCCAACCTCTGCAAGCGAATGAGCGCTGCGACGGGAATCCACGTTGGGCAGTTCGGCATCATGTCGGACAACCCTTCAAGCGCCGAGGCGATCTATGCCGAGAACGAGCCGTTGATCCTCAAGTGCAAGAGCTTCATCAAGGAAGCGAAGGCAGCGCTCACGCGGGTGGCCACCGCCGCGATCGCAACGGAGCGCGGCACCACCTACGAGGAAGCGCAGGATTCATGCGATGTTTCGGTGCATTTTCTTAACCCTGCAATGCCGACCCTGGCTCAGCAGACCGACAGCTCCATCAAGCTCGCTTCCGTGGTCGATGGCTTTGCCGGCACCCCGACCTTCTGGCGATTGAACGGCCTGGACGATGACGAGGTGCGCAACGTCGAATCGGAGATACGCCGCAACGTGACCAAGGCGGCTGCCTCTGCTTTGATAAGCGGTGTGGTTGCCGCATCGGGCGGCGAGGAGCCGAGCGAGCCGATCCAGGAGCAATCCGATGATCTTGCGGAATGAATTCAATGCTTACAACCTCGCCGTTGAGCAGATCGGGAACAAGGCCGCATCTGACGTTGAATCGTCGGTCCTGAACTGGTGCAGGCAGAACCCTGACGCTTCGGTCGCTGAGAAGCGCGAAGCGGCGAAGCTGATCATGGAAGGCTATGTGCAGGGGTATGACGATGTTGCTTCGGAATTCGCCGCCGAATGGTACGACCACCGCGCAAAGTCTGAGGGAATAAGCCTTGACCGAGCCATCACCATGGCGGTCTACTCGCCTGAGAAGTCTGATGCTGTGGCAAGGTACCAGGCGAAGAAGCTCGCGAAGGGCGGCGACGCGGCGTTCGCGAAGGCATGCGGCGAGTACGCCAAGAACGATGCCCTCCGAAGCCTCAATGAAACCATCATCGCCAACGTGGGGCGCGACAGGGACAAGGGCGCGAGATTCGCGAGAGTCCCCGCGGGTGCCGAGACGTGCACGTTCTGCCTCATGCTCGCGAGCCGCGGCGCGGTCTACCACTCGCGCAAGACGGCAGGCGAGTTCAAGCATTTCCACAGGAATTGCGACTGCAAGGTGGTGCCTGGGTTCGAAGACAATCCCGATGCTGAGCTCGTTGAGGGTATCAAGCCTGGCGAGATGCGCGACCAGTGGTGGAAGTTCGAGAAGATCGACGCCACCGAGGGGCTTAGCTCGGTGGATCGGAACAGGCTGAAACGTCTTGTTTTGGACGGTGGAGAGCTGCCGGAGGATGTCAGGAAGACAAACCCGACGGCACACATGCGCAAGGCCGGGCGTGCGGGCAGCGGCTGGATATCGGCAGGAGACCGCCTGGACGCGGAGGTCAAGGCGCACGGGTTCAGAGACGTTCCCGACTTCTACGGATACCTCGCATCGCGCCGGACGGCTGCGGAGATCGTCGAGGCGGGTATGCTCGGCGAGAAGATTCTCGGCAACGCCGACGCCACGCCGAAGTTCTACGAGCTCGTGAAGAGCCATCTGCATAAATCCATCGAGCTGGTCGATGGGGTCAGCCCGAAGGAGCTGCGCGAGCGATATAGAGTGATTAAGCAGATAGACTCGACGGAGGACCTTTCTGCTTCGAATAAGAAGGAGCTTAAGGAGAGAGCGTTAAGGGTTGAATTCGGTTCGATTGCGGGAACGAAACTCGGGTCGGCAAAATACGTAAAATCGCGAGATTCGCTTGAGGAGCACGAAAAGGCGGGAATCGATTATCTCCTGCTGAATGGCTTCGATATCGAAACAATAGATGAAGATCCTCATGCTCCCGCAAATCTGGACATGTCCATGAATGGCGAACTTTGGGAAATGAAAAACCTTACAAATTGCGCTAGCTCGGTCAGCAATCAGGTAAAAAGGGCGCGAATCAAATGGTTCAAGCTCGGACTCTCATCGGCATCTAGATGTGTTTTCACCAATGAGGGGAACGAAGATGGATTCGATGAAACGTGCGTAGCTCTTGAAAAGAGAAGACGGCCAGGAGAGGTTTTCGTTGTCGTTTCGAGCAATGGGGTTGTCAATGTCTTAGAGGACAAATAAAGCTGCGGCCGTGTCCCGATTCGAAGGTCGGGGCGTACCGCAGCTTTATGAGTAAATTTACTTTAATTAAGTTTATCGCAAGTAAAGGCAATTGGGAATAGCTGTCTTGGATGGGTGGCAGAGCGGCTTATCGCGCCCGGTTGCTAACCGGGTGAGCCCCGCAAGGCTCCGCGGGTTCGAATCCCGCCCCATCCGCCAGTTGAGCCAAGGCACCCGCACGGGTGCCTTTTTTCATATCTAAAACCGCCCCGCATGGGGCAAGCAGACGCGCTGCACAGCGCAAAGGAGGAAATGCATGGAACAGGAAGACCAGGCACAGGGGCTTGAAGCCGCCACCGCCGATCCTGCACAGGATCAGGGAGCAGAAACCGGCACGGAAGAGAAGGACTGGAAGTCGCTCTACGAGGGCGCGATCAAGGAATCGCGCAAATGGGAGAAGCGCTCAAAGGCAAGCCGCGCCGAGATCGAGAGCCTGAAGGCCGCATCGCCGAAGCCGGACCCAACGCTTGAAGAGCGGCTCGCGGCGCTCGAAGAGGAGAACAACAGCCTCAAAGCCGCCAAAGCCCGCAACGCGCTGATCGACTCCGTTGCAGCCGCCACCGGCGTAGACCGCGCGCTGGTCGCATCGCTCAACGGCGAGGACGAGGAAGCCCTTACCTCGCAGGCAGAGGCAATCGCTGCAATCGCGAAACCGCGCGGCGGCGCACCAGCCGTGCCGGAAGCTGGCGGCAAGGACAAGCCAGGCAAGCCCTCTAAGCGAGAAATCCTCGCAATCGAAGACAAGAAAGAACGTCTGGCGGCAATCGCCGCCAACATCGACCTCTTTAAATAAGAGAGAAAGGGGCGCATATGCCCGATATCAAATCCCTTGCTGAATCCCGCAACGTGGACTTGGTAAACACCTTCACCAAGTCCCTTACAAAGCTCACCATGATGCTTTCCGCCTGCGAGCCGATCAAGGCTGCGCCTAGCGAAACTTTGCACCAGAAGAAGATCACCGGCATGCTCACTACGGAGGAATACGTTGAGGGCAAAGTGATCCCCGTGTCCACCTACACGTGGGAGGACGTGAAGACCTACGAGGTCGACATCAAGCCCTACCGCAAGCAGACGACCCTGCAGGAGATCAAGAAGCGCGGCTACGATGCTGCGGTAGACAAGACCGATGGAGCAATGCTCTCCGACATTCAGAGCGACATCAAGAAGAGCTTCATCGGCGTTCTCGGTGGCGAAGGCACCACTGCCGTAACCGGCAAGAACCTCGTTGCAACCGCCGCAATCGCTTGGGCAACGCTGTCCAACACGGTTGAGGAGTACGGCTTCGGCGATGTCGAGGCTATCTTCTTCGCGAATCCCATCGACTTCGCCAAGCAGATCGGCGATTCGGAGGTCTTCTCCGCTTTCGGCGTCAGCTACATCGAGAACTGGGCTGGCCTCGGCACCCTCGTGTCCACTGGCTCTGTGACCGCAGGCACCATCTACGCCACGGTCAAGAGCAACGTCAAGTGCTACACCGCACCAGCCGAAGGCGACGACCTCTTCGGCTTCTACACCGACGAGACCGGTCTCATCGCCGTGTCCCATTCCGCGAAGCTCGAATCCATCACGCTCGACACGGTTGCATACACGGGCTTCGTGTTCTTCGCGGAGTACATCGACTTCATCGTCAAGGGCACCATCGCCCCAACCGCTTAAAGAGAAGGAGCCTACATGCACGCATCAGTGACATACCCGTATCGCGACCGCGATACCTTGGAGATCCACTACACAGGCGATTCGGTTGAGCTTGCCGCTGAGCGCTTCGCCGAGCTTGAAGCCGCTGGATTCGTGACGGCGGCAGACGAGGTGATCTGCGAAGCGGCAACAGAAGAGCAAACCGAAGCCGAGCCAGAAGAGCCGACCGATAAGGCTCCCGAAGATCAGACCGATGAAGCGGTCGGAGAGCCGAACCCCGCTGGCATGACGGTGGCCGAGCTTCACGCCGCCATCGAAGCCGCTGGCGGCTTCGCCCCGAAGAAGGCAACGAAGGCGGAGCTCGTGAAGCTGTACGAGGCGCTGTGATGGAGGCCTTCGCAACGCTCGCCGACTACGAGGCGCGCTACGGCGCGGTAGCAGAAGGCGATTCTGCGAGGGTCGAGGCGTTGCTGGAGGACGCAAGCGCGATGCTGCTCGGTGCGTACATGGAACGCTATGCGCAGGTGTACGCCAAGGGCGAGCACCCGATCTTCGACCAGTCGTCGAAGGCGGTGACGTGCGCGGTCGTGTCGCGCGCGTACAACGTCCCTCTCGGCATGGCTGGCGCAACGCAGCTCTCGCAGGCGGCTGGCGCATACAACGCTTCGGTCACCTTCGCGAACCCAACTGCCGAGCTGTGGCTCGGCAAGAACGACCGCAGGCGGCTTGGCCTGACGGGAACGCGCATCGGCTCTATCCCCGCCATGACCGCGAAGGACCGTGAGCAGCAATGAACCTCTTCGCAACAGAGACAGTGACGGTAATCAGCACCGACACCGAGCTTGACGATCTGGGCGAGCCGATCAGCTCAACGCCGACGGAAACGGCGGTGCAGGCGATCGTGCAGCCTGGATCGACCGAGTCATTGGACGAGACGCGCCCCGAAGGCGTGAGCGTCGAGTACACGCTTCACTTCCCGAAGACATGGACAGCCCCGCTCAGGGGCTGTTTCTGTTTAGTGCGGGGCGAGCGCTTCGCGGTGATCGGCGACCCGAAGCCGTACATGCCCGCCAACACCCCTGGCGGCTACAACCTGACAGTGGAGGTGACCAGAACCGATGGTTAAGTTCAACTGCAAGTGGCGCTTGAAGCGATACAAGGCCAGGAAGGCTGGCTATCCGGCCGTCATGGCGAACACCAACATCCAGGGCATGCTTCGCGGCAAGGCCCATGCGGTGAAAGGAGCTGCCGACTCGTCTGCTTGCCCTGGCGCTGTGTACGAAGTGAAACCCTTCAAGGGATCGCTTGGCACGGGCTACCTGGTTATAACGGACAACACCGACGCGGCGGTCGATGAGTTCCGCCACAAGACGCTGACCAAGGCGGCTGGCAGAGCCGGTGCGGGCGGCGGCAGATGATGGACGTTGAAGCGGTGGTGGCCCGCAAGCTCAAAGCCACCCTTAACCTCCCCGCGTTCCTGGAAGTCCCAGCATCGCCGCCAGACCAGTACATCGTGGTCGAGCAGGTCGGCGGCGGCTCAAGCTTCGCCGATCCCGTCCTCCTGGACGTTGACTGCTGGGCTGGCAAGCCTGGTCGCCGCGATGCGGCGGCGATCGCGGCGAAAGTGCGCGAAGCGGTGCGCGATCTCGACGAAGAGCCGAACATCTTCGACCCAAAGCCTACAAATACCTATCGATCGAACGACCCTCAAACGGGTCGTTCTCGCTATACGGTGCAGGTTTCCCTGCGCCTTTGCGAATGACAAGAAGGGATTTGCCGATGGCAAAAACTGTTTCCAAAACCAACAACCAAGAGAACGTCTCCTCCGGCAAGGGCGTCAAGGGCGGCTATATCTACTCCGCGCCCGTAGGCACCGCATTGCCCACCGACATCAAGACCAGTCTCGGCGATGCGTTCGAGTGCCTTGGCTTCATCTCCGAGGACGGCTACGTGGAGACGATCGACGAGGACTCCAACGACACCGTCGACATGAACGGCGACCTCATGGACTCCTCCAACTCCAACCGCGTCGAGTCCGCGCAGGTTACCTTCGCCGAGATCAAGGCAAGCACCCTGAAGCGCCAGTACGGCGAGGACAACGTGAAGGACGAGAACGGCGTCATCTCCGTTAAGCACAACTCGAACTCCCATCCGACATTCATCTACGTGCTGGAGCTGGTGCTGAAGAACAACCGCCGCTGGCGCAAGGTCGTGCCGCAGGGCCAGTCCTCCGAGCTCGACGACCTCACCATCGGGTCTTCCGAGCTTTGCCAGCGCCCTTTGACCATCAAGTACCTCACCGACTCCGAGGGCAACACCTGCTACGACTACTTCGAGTCGACTGAGACCGATGCAGCTTAAATGAGCATCAAGCGCCCACCGCAACGGTGGGCGCTGTTATTTAGCGCGGTCGCCTTCTTAGGCGGCTCCCATCTGTAGGCGTGGGAACCGTCTAAGAAGGCATGCACCGTGCATGAGCCTACGAAGCCTACTTAGAAAGAGAGAAAACCACCATGGCTAACACGAAGAAGCACTCAGACAACACCAAGACAATCGACTTCCGCGGCGAGAAGTTCCGCATCGACTGCGCTGCCGTGAAGTCCGTGAAGGTGCAGCGAGCCCTTGCCGGCATGACCGAGGACGCAAACCGCGGCTATTGGGCGATCGACAAGATCCTCTGCGGCAACCTCGACGACGCGCTTGACCGCATTCCCGAAGAGGACGGCAGCGTGTCCGACCTCGGAGCAAGCGAGGATGCGTTCGCTGCGTTCTTGGAATACGTGGCCAAGGAAGCCACCGCAAAAAACTAATAGGCTTTGTGCGCGCGTGGATCGATGCCCGCGCGGAGTTGGTTGCGGACTTTATGCAGTATTACGGAGTTGCCCTGCCGCTTGACGACGAGGGCATGGATGCCATTGCGGACGGCACCATGTACGGCATCCTTTGGGAGCAGCTCCCCAAGGAATCGCGAACGGCGCGGCGGGATTGCCCCGACCTGATTTGGGGCGATTCCGAGCGGCTGCTCTGGTCGATCGAGTACTCGCTGCGCATCCTCACGTGGCAGAAGTCCAAGGACGGCAGCAAGGGGCGCAACCGCCCCAAGCCGCTGCAAACACCGATGGAGCGCCACCGCAACCGCCAGGCAGCCGATGCCGCACTCGCGCACAAGGCGGAGATCGACAAAGTGTTAGGCATGGTCTAAGCCGAAAGGTGACCGACCATGGCCAATCAAGTAGGCGCAGCCTACGTATCAATCATGCCGTCGATGGATGGCTTCGCCGGCAGGACCGCGAGAATGTTCGGTGCCAACGGCACCGCTTGCGGCTCGAAGTTCAGCGGCGGCTTCAACCGTGGCATGGGCGGCTTGAAGACCGCGTCGGCAACCTTCGGAGCCTTCGGCACGAAGATGGCCGCGATAGCCGGTGCCGTTGCCGGCACCGTGCAGACGGGCATCACCGCCGCGATGGGAGCAATCGGCAACTCCATCGGCGCGGCTGTGTCCCGCGTGGACACGATGGCGGCTTTCCCCCGAGTGTTAAGCGGCTTGGGGTACCAGGCATCGGACGCAAGCGCGGCGATCCAGAAGATGAGCGATCACCTCACTGGATTGCCGACGCGCCTTGATGCCATGACGTCGAGCGTCCAGAAGATCGTGCCCACGGTGAAGGACGTCGGCAGATCGACCGACATCATGCTCGCGTTCAACGATGCGCTGCTTGCCGGCGGCGCATCGACGCAGGTGCAGGAAGCCGCACTGGAGCAGTTCGCGCAGACCCTTGCCAAGGGCAAGCCAGAGCTGGAGGATTGGCGAAGCATCCAGACCGCGATGCCTGGCCAGCTCGATCAGGTGGCGAAGAAGCTCCTTGGAGCTTCGGCATCGAGCCAAGACCTCTATGAGGCGATGAAGACGGGCAAAGTCTCCATCGACGACTTCACGCAGGCCTTCGTCGACCTTGACCAGCAAGGCCTTGACGGCTTCGCGTCGTTCGCCGAGCAGGCGAAGGCTGGCACCGCCGGCATCGCGACCAGCATGGCCAACCTGCAGAACTCCGTGGTCAAGTCCGTTGCGGGCGTGATCCAGGCGTTCGGCACCGACCGAATCTCCGGCGCTGCCCAGGCCATGACGGTGCAGATCAAGGCGGCTGGCGACCTTGCCGCGCAAGCCGTGTCCAACCTCATGGGCTGGGTCGATCAGCTTGGCGCGAAGCTTCAGGAGAACGGTGCTGCTCAGGCGTTCTCCGATGCCATGTCCACATTGGGGCAAGCCGTGTCCGACCTAGTCGGCTTCATCGGCGGTGTGCTGAGCGCCCTTACCGGTCTTGACGGCTCGGAGCAGAGCGCAGCCAGCGCAGCCGATGTCCTCAAAGCCGCGATGGACGCATTGCAGCCGATCATCCAGGCTGTGGGCAGCGCCTGCGCGTTCCTGAAGGACCACGCGCAGCAGCTTGCGCCGATCATCACCGCGCTTGCGGGTGCCTTCGCGGCCTTCAAGGTCGTCGATGCCGTCTCGCAGGGCCTTACCACAGTGGGCAAGGCCACCGAGGAGCTGCCGAAGAGCGCACCGAAGGGCACAAGCGCGATCGAGAAGCTTGCCAAGGCACTGAATAAGGTTCAGCCGAAGAACATCCTCTCGATTGCCGTGGCCTTCATCGCGCTCGGCGCTGGCGTGCTGCTGGCGTCGGTCGGCTTGGGCATCATCGCCAATTCCGCAATCCAGCTCGCCGCCGCAGGACCGGGCGCAGTCGTGGTGATGGTCGGCATGGTGGCTGCGATCGCATTGCTTGCCGCTGGTGCCGCAGCCATCGGCCCCGCGCTTACCGCCGGAGCGGTCGGCATGATCGCCTTCGGCGCTGCAATCGCCCTGATCGGCGTCGGCATCCTGGCTGCAACCGCTGGGATGTCGATGCTCGCGCAGCAGCTGCCCATCATCGCGCAGTACGGCACCCAGGGCGCGATCGGCATCGCCGCGTTGGGCGTTGGTTGCCTGGTGCTCGGCGCTGGTGCTTTGGTCGCTGGTGTCGGCCTGGTGGTGATGGGCGCTGGCCTTGTCATCGTGGCGGCTGGCGCTGTGCTCGCCGCTGCAGGGTGCGTCCTGCTCGCGGCGGGGGCTGTTGTGCTCGGCGCTGCGCTGATCGTGGTTGGCGTGGGCGCGATGATCGCGGGCCCTGGCTTGATGCTGGTTGCGTCTGCCGTGGCGATGGGCGCACCGTACGTGCTCATGATGGGCGCTGGTGCCCTTATCTTGGGCGCTGCGCTGATCGTCGTTGGCGTCGGTGCCATGCTTGCGGGCGCTGGCCTTGTGCTCGTCGGCGCAGGGGCTGCAATGGGTGCCGCGACCATTGGGCTGCTTGCGACTGCGATGGGACTGCTCGGCGGCTCGCTTGGCATCGTGTCCGCTGGACTCACCGCCATCGCGGGGGCGATGGGCACATTGGGCGCTTCGGCTTCCGTGGTGTGCGGGGCATTCAATCAGATGGCGGGGTCGCTGCCCTCGATCGCGGGAAGCGGCGGCGCTGCCGCTGGCTCGCTTGCCGCAGTAGGCGGCGCTGCCGGCGCTGCCGCTGGCGGTGCTGGCGCTGCCGCTGGCGGCTTGGCAACGCTTGCGGGCGCTTGCGCTGCTGCCGCTGGAAGTTGCGCAACGGCAGCAGCCGCCATGGGGTCGCTCAACGGACAGGCTCGCTCGATGGCAAGCGGCGTGTCCAGCGCAGCCAACGGCGCTTCGTCTGGCATGCGGAACCTCGCATCGTCTTGCCAGTCCGCTATGTCCTCGTGCGGCAACTCCTTCAACAGCTTCGTGAACAGCGCCAGAAACGCGGGAAATCAGGCCATGTCAGCCATCAGAACGTGCGTAAGCAACATTCAGTCGAGCGTGAACGGCATGCGGCTCACGATTCCCCGTATAAACGTCGGTGCGCTGCCGCACTTCCACATGAACGGCAAGTTCGACCCGCAATCGGGTTCGGTGCCTTCTGTAAGCGTCTCGTGGTACGCGAAGGGCGGCCTGTTCGGCGCCAACTCCCCGCATCTCATCGGCGTTGGCGACAACCGCCGCTACGACGAGGCGGTGCTTCCGCTCTCGCCGAAGGTTCTCGGCGGCATCGGCGCTGGGATCAACGTCGACGGCGGCGGCGATGGGTACCTGGCTGTGCTGCAATGGCTCGACCAGAACCTGCCGTACATCATCGAGAACTACACGCCCACGATGACCGACCGCGACTTCAAGCGAAAGGTACGTGCTGCCGTATGAGACAGTCCACATACACGACCGCCAATGGGACGGTCTTCGATGTGTCGGGGCGCGAAGGCATAGCGCTCGCATCAGTTGCTGCGCTCGGATGGGATTACGCCCATTCGGGCGCGCTGCCCTCGCGCGATGAGCGCAAGATGTCTGGCGAGCTTAGCTTCACGCGCCGCGCCGACAAGGCGAAGGCAAATCTGATGATGGAGCTTTTGGCGCTTGACTTGAACGCTGGCACCCCTGGCACGTGGGAGGTCGATGGGTGGAAGCTCGACTGCTACATCCTCACCGCCGATGCGCCGTCATACACCAACGCCAACCGCCTTCTGTCGGTTTCCATCTTCGCGCCCGACCCGATATGGCGAAGAGAAACGAGATTCGAGTTCATGCCGGCATCGGGCACATCGTCCGACATGGGCGGAATAGACCACGAGTACGACTTCCCGCACGACTACGGCAGCACCGCTCGCGGCTCCAAGCTGGAAGTCGCATCGATAGCACCGTGCGATTTCCGCCTGACCATCTACGGCTACGCAGCGAAACCTTCCATCTACATCGGCGGCAACCGCTACGGCGTTGACGTGACGGTTCCAGCGGGCGGCCTGCTGGTCATCGACTCCACCAAGAAGCGCTCAATGAAAGGCGACTCCGTGGTGCTCTCCGACCGCTACGGCAACAGCCAAGACGTTTTCACGAAGCGCGTCCGCGGCGCTAAGGGCAGCGGCTCGTATATCTACGAGCGCATCAAGCACGGCTCCCATGACGTGACATGGGACCAGGGCTGGGGCTTCTCGCTCGACCTGATCGAAAGGGCGGTGGCGCTGCCATGGACTTGATGCTGCAAAGCGCGAAGGGCGTAGACATAATGCCCATCGCCCCCACTGATGTTGACATGGCGTTCGGCGTGGGCAAAGACCCCGAGAACGACATGGAGATAACGATGCCCGACTCCGCGCCGAAGATGGAGCGCGGCATGTACGTTTACTGCGAGGGCACCGCATACGGCGGCATGCTCACAGGCATAGCCAGCGATGACGGCTTGACGTGGCATGGGCGCACGTGGTTCGGCCTGCTCGCATCGAAGGTGCTGGTGCCCGACGGCGGGGTCGGCTCGCTCACCGTCAGCGGCAACGCCAACGACGTGCTTAGAAGCCTGGTATCGCGCATCGGTCTAACGGCCTGCTTCAAGGTAAACGCCGCGAAGAGCACGCTCACCATCAAGAGCCACACCTTCGACAAATACCAAGATGCCTTGAACGGCATCCTCGCGATGCTCTCGAAGGTCGGAGGCAAGCTACGAATCGTGCACGACGGCACCAAGCCCGTGCTTTCTGCCGTGCAGGCCAAGGACTGGAGCAAGGACGAGGCGTTCGACGCTGACCAGGTTGACGTGGCTATCGACATGGACTACCTGCCAGTGAACCACCTTGTGGGGCGCGGCGAGGGCCAGGACGGCGAGCGCGTCAACGTCGAGCTTTACATGGACGATAAGGGAGCGGTAAGCACAACGAAGCAGACGCTTAAAGGGGTGTTGGACAATTCCGAGTACTACAACTACTCGTCAGCCGACAAGGACAAGCTGATCGAGGACGGCACCAAGAAGCTGCAAGGGTACTGGGCTGATGCCCACTCCGTCAGCGTCGCCCTCGATGCCTCGCTCGACCTCTACGATGTGGGCGACACGGTGGGCGGCACCGATGCAAAGACCGGCATATTCGCCAGCGCCAAAGTCACCAAAAAGATAATGAAGATGGACGAGCGCGGAAGCGTGACCGTCCAATACGAGACAGGGGCAATCTGATATGCGAACTGAAGGATTCACTGAGCTGGTATGCGACCGAGGCGGTTGCCAGGAGCCGCCAGCGTACGCGAGCGGGGACAAGGTAGACCTGCTCGGATGGAAGAGGATCAGCGTGGTCGGCGAGCGCGGGGACAGCCGCGATTTCGACCTTTGCCCCGACTGCTACGCGAAGTACCGCGAGATGCAGATGGAGCAATGCGCCCAGACCATGGCATTCATCAACGGAGGGGAGCAGTAATGGCATTCGATGTAGTGACTGCGAAGCAGGGCAAGCCGCACGTCACCGCCGACCAGCAGGCATTGATGCAGGCTGGCATGCTGGGCAAGGGCCGCTACGCCCTCGACGCCCTCAACAACCTGGCATGCACCATGACGGACTCCAACACGCTTACCGTGGACACGGGCGGCCTGATGGTAGATGGGCGATGGGTGGTCAACGAGGCGCAGACGAGCTTCGCCATCGCAAACGGCAGCCAGGCGCAGTTCCGCAAGGACCTTGCGGTCTTGGAGATCACCGTGGACCCATCAACGGGCGTGACATCGCTGGAAGAGAAGGTGCTGCAAGGCGCAACCGCTGCAACCGAAGCGGCTGCGGCAGACCCGACCTACGAGCCAGGCGACCTTTACACGGGGCTGATGGCGGTGGTACCGATTGCGCGCATCACGCTGGACGGGCTTACGCCAACATGCGAAGCATTGCTTCCGTCGGTTGCCGACCTGAAGACTATTTCCGAGCAAACCAAGAAGCTCGGGGATTCCGTATCCCTGAGCACCGTTGAGTGCGCGACACAGAACATCTCAGCCGCTGATAAGGTTTACGTCTCACGGTTAGGATCCCTGGCGGTGCTTTGGAGTACGACATCGATTGCGATGAGCAAGTCGGTACCAGCATGGACCGGCATCCAGATCGCAACGATCCCAGCAGGGTACCGCCCAAAAACAGAGGTCAGAACGCCGCTTGTTACAGACCAATCGGTTGCGGCTCTTGTCGTGAAACCAGACGGTGCCGTGCATGTTCTGGCACGTGCAAGCAAGCTGGGCTCCGACAATGCACCCACGAACATCGCTGTAAGCTCGGTTTACCCGATCGCGTGATTCCGTATCCCTGAAGAAGGTAGCTTC